AGCGTTCCACAGGTGAATTGAATGAAACAGAAGACTTGGACTCGTTGTTTAACGAGTACCTAACAGAAAAGATGGCGGGCCTTTTGGTAGAAGATCATGAAAAGTCTATGACTGCCGAACAAATGGCAGCACATATCAAGAAGCTATTTAAAATGTGTGATGATGAAGCAACCGAGAGTAAATTTTTGAAGCGCCTAGGCAAAGCTGCCGATGTGGAAGATTGCAAGGAAAAGGATATTACCACATGTGCCAAAAAGCTTTGCGACATGGACGATGAAAAGTGTGATGATATGATTCATGAATTAGAAGGCATGGTTGATTACACTTATGAGTCCAAAAAGGAAAAGCCAGAAGAATCTGACGAGAAAGAAAAAGACAAAAAAAAAATTGATGAAGGGGTGTCAGTAGGCTCAGTCGTTAAGACTATGAACGGAAAGCATATGGTGGTTATTGGTGATATGGGGGAGGGCGACGTAACTGCTGTTCGCCTACATCATGGAAAACCCTTATACAGAACGCAAATCAACTTGCGTAGTAGCGAATACGTTCCCACCGGGGAAACAGTTCCTGTAATGTCTAAGAAAGACCTGAAGGATCGAGAAAACTCTATTATGGACAAGAGAAAGGATCATGTGGAATATGGTCACCGTACAGTAGGATCTTTTAACTTCTAAAAATGAAGATCTCTATCGTTCTAGAAGCATTGGACAGGAACAGGGCCGCTTGGGGAGATCCCATTCCAAACTTCATGGAAAAGAAGAAAGTAAAAAGCAGAGAAAAGAAGCTTCCAAAATTGGGAGCTTCTGTCTACGGTGTTGATCACGACAGCGGAGGTTCAAACGAATGAAAAAGAAACTTTCACTCCAAAGAGAAATACTAGAGCGTATCGATTATTTTAATTATCTTGACCCAGATAGTTTGTGTGCAGATTGTAAAGAAAAAGATCAAAAAAAAGACGACAAGGAAGAGGAAGAAACTTCGGAAGAAGAACTTTCTAGTGTCAAAAAATATTCTAAACCGGCAGATGTTAGACGATATCTTCAATATGTTAATGCTAAGAACGATTAACTATAAATAATTACTGAATTCAACCAAACAGGTGTTACTATGAGCAACATTCAAAATAAAATTGTAGACGCAATATTCGAAAACGACGAGGAATTGACTCGCACTCTAGTACGAGAACTTTCTTACGTTAAGACTCGAAAGATTCTTGGACTTTTGGAAAGTGGTGAAGTCACTATTCGCGGTAACGACATTTTCGTAGGTGGCAATACGGTCGGTTCTTTTGAAACCAAGGACGATAAGATCGAATTCACGGCCTCCGGTGATGGTACCGTCAAGACTTTCGAAAACGATGAAGAATTGATGAATTATGTTTCCGGCCTTACTGAAGATATGAAAGAAGTAAAGGCACCAGAAGGATACACAAAGCATGATCTTTCGGCAAAACACAAAGACGAGCGCATGGAAAATCCTAAAAAGAAAGATCATGGCCATGATAAGGATCAGAAGGAACCCACTGGTAGTAGTGCCAAGGGTCCGAAAGAGCATGAACATTCTTTAGATACAAAGGGCCACGGTCATGATAAGGATCAGAAGGAACCCACTGGTAGTAGTGCCAAGGGTCCGAAAGAACATGAGCACACCCCAAACAGTAAGGCACACTCCCATGACGCTCCGTCTGGGGTTGGAGCCGTAGAGAAGAAAGGCAAGTAATGATGGATACTCTAATTGAAAGCGTAGAACCCAGTATAGCAAACATTGTTTGTGAGTCTAACACGACTGGCAAAAACATGTGGCTTAGCGGTGTTTTTATGCAAGCCGAACATCCTAACAGAAACAAAAGGATCTATCCTATTTCCGAAATGACTAGCGCAGTTAAAAATGCCAATGACATCATTAAAGAAAATGGCGGCATTTTTGGAGAACTCGACCACCCAGAGAAGCTCACAATAAATATGGATAGAATATCTCACGCAATTAAAGAACTTCAAATCAACGGTAACAACGTCATAGGTAGAGCAGAGATTTTGCGCACACCAATGGGATTGATCGCTGAAGAACTTGGTAAGTCTGGTGTTCGTTATGGTATTTCTAGCAGAGGGGCCGGGAACGTTGGACCAAATGGAGTAGTGTCTGAGTTTGTGTTTGTGACTGCTGATTTGGTTGCCACGCCTTCCGCACAGGGAGCATATCCACGTCCCGTCTATGAAGGTTTGCAGAATAGCAAGGAAGGAAGAAAGGTTCTTACTTTGGCCGAAAGTTTGAAGCATGATGAAAATGCACAGAAGTATTTCAAAAAGAGCATATTGTCATTTATGGAGAATGTATTCAATAAGATGTAATTGGATGTTACTATTGAAACATGTATAATTCCTTGTGTAGGCAATACTAAAAAATAAAGCTTACATCTTTGACCCCACACTAGTGTGGGGTCTTTTTTCATCTAAAAATATAGAATCTAAATACCTTTAACATAACAGGGTAACACAAATGAATGAACTACACGGACAGTTGACAATGTATGTATCAGGCGAAAATACATATACCAATGGAAATCTTACCAAAGCCACCGGAAAAGTTTCGTGGGGGATTAGGGACGACAGAAAAATAAACAAAAACGAATGGATGGTAGAGGATGGTGATTTCCTTGAAGTGTATGATAATAGTGGAAGAATACTATTTTCAAAACACATCATAGAAGATTATGATTCTCATTACAATCCTTCTTTGAAAAGACAAGTGTATAGAGGGACCACGGTGGGGTGGCTTCCTCACGGAGTTGACGCTGGATTTTGGTTCAACATGTTCAATAATAGATTTAGAGCAAGGTTGGTTAAAAAAGATGATCAGGAATGAAGATAATGATGATTTGGTCGAAGGGTTCCTGAAACATTTTGATGGTAAGATGATAGACACCCCGGCAGACATACAAGAAATCGTCAATGAGGAATTTTGGGATTTGTTAGGAGATTAAAGCATGCCAATGTTTGATTTTAAATGTAACAAGTGTAATAAAGTAGTTGAGAAGATCGTATCACACAAAGATGTAGATAAGTTGTTTAATTGTGATTGTGAAGAACAAGGAACTCTTCAACGAGTTGAAAGGATAGGAAAAACCTCTGTGGCTTTCAAGGGTAGATGGTTTTCAAATACCGGGGGGTATTAGGCTTACATCAATCTAACCACTTTTCAATATTTTCTTTCAAGGCTTCTATTTCAAATAGAAGCCTTTTTGCTTCTGAGAGATTGATATATTTCATACTCTCAATACTTTCTCTTACGGCCCTTATCCTCACAACCTCTGGTTGTAAATTTCTCTCCATTTTTTCTAGAGTATTACTGTCCACCGATTTAGTTTTAGGTACTACGTAGCGATCCAGTATGCTTTGGGTGTGTTGGTTCATATTCAGTCCTAAGTGTAAGTAAATATTATAGTTTTTCCCAAATATTTTGTCAATACCCAAAGACATTTTTAAAAATTCCAGAAAAATAAAAATCTTTACAAATCAATAAGTTAAGAACTTTACATTAGTATTCTTTTAATTTTTTGGTTTAACAATAAATAATACACGAAAATCCAAACAAATTTCTGGAGTATATGAAAATGGATGAACTATTGAAAATGTTGATGGAATCTGAACTTCTAACCGAAGACACTAAACAGGAACTATCCGAACAGATTAAATCTGTGATGGAATCCAAGATTTCTGAACAGGTAGAACAGAAGGAAAACGAACTTCGTGCTGAGTATGCTCGGAAGTTTGTTACAGAGAAACAAGAACTGGCAGAAGCTATTGACACCAAGATTGAAGAGGCATTAGCTGCCGAGTTGGAAGAATTACGTGAAGACGTAGAACGTTTCCGAGATCTTGAGGCTGAATATGCTCACAAGATCGTTGCAGAGAGACAGAAGATTGCCGAAGCTGTTCAGGAAGACATGAGACAGTTGATGGAAGCTCTAGATGCATATGTTGAACAGCGCTTGACCGCTGAACTGAATGAACACAGAGAATCCATCGATGAGGTTCTCAAGGAAAATTACGGTCGTCAGATTGTTGAATCAATCGGTGGCGAATTCCGTAAGCGTTTCTTGAACGAAGATGATATTGAAGATCGCAAGCTTGAGTTGGAAGCAGAACTTAACGAAGCTCGCGAACAGTTGAGCGAAGTTCGTAAGAAGTTGGATGAATCCATCAGAACTCGCAAAATGGAAGAAGTTTTGGAAAGCTTGAGCGGAACTCCGCGCAGCGTAATGGAAGCAATTTTAGATAACGTTCCGACGGAAAAACTAGAAGAAGCGTATGACCGTTACATTGCTAAAGTTCTCAACGAGTCTACCAATAAAGTATCGGAGAAGGAAAGCAACAAGCCAGTACTCGCCGAGGGAGAAGAAGCTGAAAACCTACTCGAAGGTTATGAGATCAAGACCGGTAACACACAACAGTTGGCCGAAGATGTTTCTGGCATCGATGATGGCGACGGTGACGAGGTTAAGGCTCAACTAAACGAATGGCTTACTAAGCTTCGCAAAAGCGCAGGTGTGAAGTAACACCACTAGTCTATAACTAAATTATAAGGAGAAAGTAATGGACGATTTAAAATTGTTAAATGAAAACTGGAATGAAGCGCGTTCCGCTCTCTTGGAAGGATTGGCTCCGAACAAGGCAGAAATGGTTGCACCGCTTCTAGAAAACCAAAAGAACTATATTCTTAAAGAAACCGCATCCTTGGGTTCTACACAGGCCCATGACATCGCGAACTTCCGTAAGACCCTGTTGCCGATGATTCGAAGAATCATTCCGGGAACCATATGTTCTGAAATCGTAGGTGTTCAGCCTATGAGTGGACCGGTATCTTTGATTTATACCTTGAGATACAAGTACGCAGAAGAAATGACCGCGCCTGCAAACTTTGATGGAAATCCGTTTGGTGGATTTGATATTGGAGAAGGGGACGAAGCTTTCGGTAACGATAAGCCAATTCGTAGATTCTATGCTGGTTCTACCGGAACAGCTCAGCTTGCTGGGGCTTCTGGTATCGCTAACCCCAACGGCTCTGAGTCTGACATTGATGTTGGCCCGGCAACCGGTGAAGGTTGGGAATCTAGCCTTCGTCCGGGCGACGGAAATGATTACGACGTTGGTACCACTCTGTATGGTGAGCCGGTAGGTGGTTCTCTGCGCGGTGGTTCTGGTAGCTTCCTAGAAGGTTCCGGTGGTCGTAAGATGACCCTAGAGATCATCAACCAGACCGCTGAAGCTCGTACCAGAAAGCTACAGTCAGGATGGACCATTGAAGCCATGCAGGACATGCAGTCCCAGCACGGTCTAGACATCGAATCCGAACTAACCAAAGCATTGTCTGCTGAAATTGTTCAGGAAATCGACGCCGAAATCGTTGGTGACCTATTGGCTCTTGCGGGTACCGTCAGAACCTTTGATTATGATCAGACCGGTGGCACAACCTATGCACCTGCTTTTGCTGGTGACCGTTTTGCCAACCTAGGTGTTCGTATCAATGAAGTGGCAAATGAAATCGCACGTAAGACTCGTCGTGGTGCAGGTAACTTTATTGTTGCTTCTCCAATGATCGTTTCGGTTCTACAGAGTGCATCCAAGGCAGTATTTGCTCCTGCGGTTGAAGGTTCCTTCCAAGGTCCTAACAACACTCAGTTGGTTGGTACTCTAAACGGACAAATCAAGGTTTACAGCTACCTATGGAATCAGGCTCAGTCTGTTGATAGCTTGTCTCCGCCAGTGGGTGGCAGTGATCAGATTTTGGTTGGTTATAAGGGTGGTAACGGTGAAACTGATACCGGTTACTGGTATGCACCGTATATCCCACTGATGTCTTCTGGTGTCATCATGAACCCGGTCACGTTCCAGCCTGTAATGTCCCTCATGACCCGTTATGGTAAGGTTGTTCTTACGGACACCACTACCTCTCTGGGTAACAGTGCGGACTATTACGGTAAGATCAATGTCCAAAATCTAGACTTCATTTAAGTCTCAACACCCCCGAAAAGCCCCGCCCTGCGGGGCTTTTTTATAACCTCTAAGGATGCATAGGTGGGCCTTCAGGAAAGACGCTTTGAAAGAAAAATTCTCCTCTAAATATGATAGCAGTCTAACCGAATACCAAAACATGCTGGAATTAGGGTATGATAGAATTTGTGGTTGTGGTATATTGCGATATGAGATAGTCAATCAAGGACAAATAAAACATGCTTACAATAAGACAAAAACACGAAAAAGCCCTTAAGGTTATTATGGAGACTGGTATTGATATTGAAGATGTAGCAAAAGTTGTATCTGAAAATCAACAATTCACAGATGACGGCTGGTACATGGGTCCAAAAGAAAAAGTTTTGGGGGTTACAGGGAAGAATGGAAAGACTATTAAGTTGGTTCACGGTGGTAGTATCACGATGATACAGAGTCCCTGTCGTAGAAAAAAGAATATATCATGTGGTTTTTGGACGGGTTTACTCGTTGGAATTATTGGTTCTTAATTCTTGAGGACGGGAAGACAAAATTGTATCAGGTAAAAGGCAACAGATAAATATAGAAGAACAAGTTTGAAGGCACAATTTTGGATATAAAGAAGATTTCGTTTTCTGAGTATTTTGAAAGCAAAAAACAGCTTTTGGAAAAAGCCGAAGAAATACCTAGAATCTATTCGCATTACGAGATGAAAACTTACAAGAGGGTTCCCGTAAAAGAGTCTTATGACGATGATGATGAAAAAATTTATGTGAATCTAAAACCAAAAGATAGAATCAAAATATTGTGGGAATATGAGAATTTATATTACCCCACTGCTAGAAATTTTGTGGTAATTACAGAAGACTGCCAAGAATACTATTTTCCTTGTTGGGGTAACAAAAAATTAATGCATTGGGTCATAACAAACACAAGAGAAATAGATGCACAGAAATGAACCCCCCTACGGCGATTGTGAATATCAGTTACTAGTGAAAAAGTTGGAAAATTTTTGTGGGAAGATGCCTAGCAAGTTATTGTTCGAAGAATTGTCCAAAGAGGTCAAAGAATACTCTATAAAACAATCGACAAATTTCTGGAATCAAGAGTCATCTAAAAGATTTGTGGATCACATATCAGAATCAGAGAAGTGGAAAAATTCTTATTGTGCTACTCTTGTCATCGAAGCAGTTCTAACAGAACTATGTAGATCATATCCCAAAACAACGTTTAATCATATATCACAAATTCTTCTAAAATTAACGATTTAGTCTTTTTTACGCTGCTCATAAAATAAATACATATGTTGAATTTTATGGGGGCGAATCAACGTGCTTTCTTTTGCAGATATTATTAAAATGGCCCAAGAATACGGCCTAGAGACCATGGTGGGGATATTGTTGATGGGGGTAATTTACTTGTTTGCGAAAGGTCACGTTGATGTTTGGGCATTTAAGAAAAAACATCAAATTGAATCATCCAAAGCTTTTCCAGAAGAAGACTTTGACAGTATGATTGATGATATTCTCAAAAGTGAATTTTTTCGAAACATAAAATTCAAAATCACGGTAGATATACCCGCTGAGCATTTTTCTGAGGATGCTACTTTGGATATGTTGTACAAGGATCTTCTCATATGTCTTTACACTAGCTATCAAAACGTTCTTTATGAAAAAGTGTCAAAGATGAAAAAATCAGACACCGCAGGGATGTGGGTAAATTCTTTTCTTGAAATAATATATTATACCATGGATGAGTTTGATAAATCCACTGAAAGAATGAACATTCCTCCAGAGATTGTTGCAGAGTTTACTTCATGGTTTTCTCCGTTTTTGCATCAGATTTATAACTATGTCACAATTATTGATTTGTCTGAGCCGGGTTGCGTTGTTCGTAAAACAAAACTTTTTTTGCTAACATTAGAACTTATATTAGTCAATGCTACGGCACAAGCCCAGAAGTTTCAAGTGTTTGAAGGAAAGTTCAACGGCAAAGAATATAAAGGGAATACAATAGGCAATAAGATAGTCGACAGTTAAATCGTTCCAATCATCTTTATAAATACACTGTAGGCATAGAGAAAGGCTAGATGTCCATTTTCAAATCATTCGCAGATTCACCGGATCAAATTAGACTAGAGGGTCAGGAAATAACCCTTAAGTATGTCAGAATTGATGATGAAACGGGGAAGCTCACTTGGAATATACCCCCGTCTATTGAAGGATGCAGTGGGGATGGTAAGTACGACGGAATTGTGCTAACAGTCAGTAGGGTTCCGGCGAATTACATCGGTTCTTCGCCCAAGGACGGTCAATATTACATTGGTGATTCTACCGTTGACCCGGACCTACATTCTGGTAGCAGGATAGAAGATGGGGTTATGGTTGTTGGTGCATTTTATAATGATAGAACAACAACAGAGTTGGAGGTTACCGGCCTTCAACCAAACACTGCATACTATTTTTCCGGGTATGCTGCAGATAATGTTGCAAGATACCATCGAGAGGGCGTTCATTCATATTCACTGCCGACGGGAATTCAGGAAGGACCACACGATGATGCGACTCCGGCGAATCACACCATTGTACTGGACAACACCATCAGATTGACACAACCCACAGGACTAAACCCTAGCAAAACTTACAAGGTTCGTTTGAATGTCAATGATTGTGAGCACGAGATACAATTTCTTGGGGGAGAAGTATCAAACTACCAACAGTTGATAAACGTAATCAACGAAAAGTTAATCTTGTTGGATTCGGACCTATACAAGTCTCCCGTTTTTCCGTTTATAAACACTATTTGGTTGGAAGATGGTGTTTATTATTTGTGGGACGGTGAGAACAAAATCAAGTTAGAGATAATTTATTCGGATGTTGCTCCCAACAATCTACCAATAGGAACTCTATGGTATGACACGGATGATGATAAATTATACGAATACAACGGAGTTGGATTAAGCGCAGGAGCTTCATGGACCGAATTAGATTTTGTCAGTTACGGATTTGACATAACAGATCCGGATGATGGGACTATTTGGTTTGATTCTACGTCCGGCATCGCCAGAATTTGGAAGAATGGCATCTGGTGTGATCTAAATACCGTAGTTTCAACCAGAAATCCTTTGTTACCTGTTTGGATTGAAGGATTTGCCTACTGGTATAACACGGCAAGCGGGGAACTGACTAGATTAAATAAGGAAACCAGTCAGTGGGAGGAAATTCTCGCCATATACTTTGACAAGGACCCGGAAGATATTGATGTCGGGGACTACTGGTACGACGAAAATAACGAAACCGTATTTCAGTTGCAGTCCGGGTTAAATTGGGAAGAATCCACGAATGTTTTCTTTGAAGATACGAACTCTAATATAGCCGGCAGACTTTCTTTTCGTTATGTGAAGGATGAATTCAACCTATACCGGTGGAACTCAGCAGACGAGCTTTGGGACAGGATTCAGGTCATTAACAATGCTATTGATCCGAACGCCGATCCTGACGCTCCTGACGGTCTTCTAGGCGATTTTTGGTATGATACAAATGACGAAATACTGTATGAGTTTAAGTCTTCTGGTTGGGTAGTCGTAGATAATGTAGTAATAGAAGAGACAAATTCACACATCTCGGAGCCATACGATTTGAGATATGTGAAAGACGAGCAAGCCTTATTCCAATGGTCTTCTGTAACACTATCATGGGAAGAAGTTTCGGTTGCGAGTTTCCCCACCGACCCCAGAAATAGAAGTTCATGTCAGTATTGGTGGAATTCCAGTCCTTCGGTTGACACACTGTTTTCGTGGGATTTTTTAAATTCTCGATGGGTGGAAGTCGACAATTTCTTCCAGCAGGAAAGCAATCCACTGGAGCCAGAAAAATTGCCGGAAGGTACAGTTTGGTTTAACCCGGAAACTGAGGTGTTGACCAGAATTCTTTCTGAAGCATGTGAAGAGCTTAAATTCATCAACGAAACTTTTAACCCGCTGGAACCACCACTCGGGCTATATTGGCTGTTTGATGATAAATTTTACATGTATTCAGAAAGTTTGCAGCAATGGATTTTGTTAGACGAACAACCTATTAGATCACCGACTGATCCGACTGACGTTGAGGCGGGTACATATTGGCTTAACACCATTACAGATGAGCTATTTCAATGGGATGGGTCGTTCTGGGTTTTACAAGAAGTTGCTGAATCTGACCCCAAACCAGACGAAGGTTTTGTTTGGTACAACACTGCCGAGGAACAATTGTATTTGTGGAATGCAATTAGATGGGAAAAAACCACAGCATTTGCATATTTAGAATTTACAAAGGGAGAAGAATGTAACGACAAAGACACATTTGTATTTAAAACTCGTGTGAGGGGATGTGATGCGGTAATTGAAGTTTTAGATGTAGTAGATAATGTATTTGGGGACCTTTCTGTCACTATAAGATATAGAGAACCGGTTCCGGGGCAAGATATTCAAAGAGTCAAGCCCATGTACAAACAACTCGGCGTCGGGGACGATGGAAGTCCGGATGAACGTCGAGAACTACACAGAAAGATTCGCGAGCTTCTCGGGTCTCCTTCCACGAAAGTTGAGTTATCGAAATCACAGATAGATATATGTATAGACAACGCGTTGAAAACATTGAGAAAGTATAGTGGTTATGCATATAAGAGAGGTTTTTTCTTCTTGAATATGAAGAGAAATCAACAAACTTATGAACTGAGCGATAAGTGCGTTGGTTTTAATAAGATCGTAAAGGTTACAGCCACGTATCGTTTGAGGAGCGGTTTCCTCAAGGGCGCGTATTCCGGGTATGATATATATGGTTACGCCGCTTTAAAACAGTTGTATACCCTTGGCTCCTTTGATATTTTGAGTTTTCATCTGGTTTCATCTTTTATTGAAGAACTTGAAAATATTTTTGCTACCAGATTGACATTCCAATGGAACGAGCAGACTAGAGAATTAAAAATGTACAACGCGATTTACGCAGATGAAAAAATATTGGTTGACGCCAGCGTAGAAAGAACAGAACAAGATTTAATGGTTGACCGGAATACGACTATGTGGATTCAGAAATGGGCATTAGCAGAAGCCAAGATGATGCTATCTCAGGGTCGAGGAAAATTTCAATCTTTGCCGGGTCCTAACGGTAACACTGTGTTGAACGCACAGGAATTAATTACCCAGTCCGAAGCCGAGAAGGCTGGTTTGTTAGAAGAGTTAGAAGATATGTCAATGGCAGATGCCAGTGAAGTTGGACAGCATGCTTACTTTATAATGGGATAACATGGAAGATAATAATATTTACGACTGCTATCCAGAAGAAAACTCTCCGGGCAATTGTCCAGATGGTGGTGTTGTTGGGCCCGATGAACCTATAAGGGGTGATAATGGTACCAACAACAGTTGTTCTCCGGGGGGCAACGTTCGAGGGTTACCATGTGTAGACACCGAACCGTGTTATCCGTGGCAATTGACAAATTTCGATGAGGAAGTCTGTGCCATAGACGGCTATGTTGAAGAATCTATCGCGATAGGCGGAGCGGTGGTCAACATCCATAAAATGCTGGGAATCTATGAACAGGAAAAGCTTGTTGATCAGACGGGAGTGGGCGAATCCATATCTGGCGGAGATCATCCAAATTTTCCAGCAGACGACGCATTTAACAGATTCGACACGGAATGGAGATCTCTCCAAACGGGTCAAGATGTAGTTAGAAAAGCCTTTATAGGATACGATTTTGGGCCGATACGACTCGACAACGGGAGAATACGGTATGCTATCGAAACATACGTTAAACACAACATAGCCACGATTAGAATCAAGCAGGGTTGTAATTCTAAAAACAGAGTCACAAAAGTCCGAATCGAGAGGTCCCCAGACGGCGAGAAATGGTTTGGGGTATCACTGTTGAGCATTCCTGATTGTGACGGATACGTTACTATACATTTCAAAGCGTCAGTGCCTTCTAGATATTGGAGAATACGCCCAGCAGCTTTTAATGGTGGCCCAGAAGATCACTGGGCAGTAAAAGCAGTACAACTGTCCGAATACGAGAAAACTGATATAGAAAATATTCAGGATAAGATCTTTCTTGAAAATCGTGATCGACAGTACACTGAAGACCCTATAAGAATAAAAGGCACATACGCCCCTGTAGATTATGCGGGTTTCTTGGCAAAAATGGGATTTGGCTCTGGGTATTATAACGGAGAACAATATTTGTTTGAATTTTCTTTTACTGCGTTGGTACGAGCTTTGGGTAGACCCATCGTTATAGGTGATATTCTGCAGTTGCCTAGTGAAACGTATTATGATGCTAAAATGCAACCTACACTGAAATACCTCGAAGTGACTAACGTCTCATGGTCTTCTGCCGGATTTACCCCCCACTGGACCCCCACTATGATTCGTGTGGTAGCCGAACCTGCTATTGCTTCGCAAGAAACTCAGGGGATTTTCGGTAAACTTACAGAAGATAGGGATAATTTAGGTACAGTAGACACCAATGATGGAAACAAAAAGAAATACCAAGATGTTCACGATATCGATCAGACCGTGGAAGCGGATGCAAATACACAGGTTCCACAGAGAGGTCAAGATTTTGCAAACAAACAGGTCCCTAGCAACGATCTTCGGGAGTGGATACAGAGAGAGCTTCCGAACGTTGATCCTACCAAACTGGACCCAATGATTTTTCGTTGGGGCATGGACGCAATACCACCGAACGGCGAAGATTATACCGAGGGAGACGGTTTTCCAAAAAACCCCAAGAATGGTGATTATCACAGGAAGACCTATAATGACATCGATAGAAATTTGGCACCTAGACTTTATCGATATTCTTCGAAGAAAAAGAGATGGTTGTATCTATCGACAGATGTTCGATATAAGCTCCGTCAGACCAAACCCGTACTTACAGACTTCTTGAACCCAGATTCCGAAGACGGTAGTATAGACCCCCGTGCAGATGTTGATAAGATTGAAGAAAAGATCAACAAGGACATAAACGGGAAATAATATTTCTTTACTTTCATATCCCTAGACCCTATCATTCTGCCGTGGCTATATAGAGGAATATGTCAAGGACAGCAATGAATGAATAATAAAAAACAACACCATATTATCAACAATTTGCTAAACTCTCCAGAGCTTTTGGGGAGATGTATGGCGATCCTAAAATCTGAATATTTTGACCCAGAGTATATACCCCACGTTCAATTTTTGTTGGATTATCACCGAGAACACAACACTAATCCCACCATAAAATTGATGAATGCTGAGGCTGATGCTGAACAGGAATATGAAAAATATGCAGTACCAATGGATGAAATCGACCATAGTGCGAAGGAAGTAGAATCTTTTTGTAAACAATGCGCTATGCGAGACGCGGTCAGCGAAAGTTTCCCCTTGATCCAGAAGGGAGACTTTGGTGCAGTGTATAAAATGGTATCCGACGCACTAAACGTATCACTGGCCACCGACTTGGGGATTGACGTTTTTTCTAACCCGGAAGAACGTTTAAAAGAACTAGCCAAAAATTTAAATCATATTTCGTGTGGCATTACAACATGGGATAATTTAATGGGTGGGGGAAATCTGCGCAAACAATTACAGATAGTATCCGCAAATTCCGGTGGAGGCAAATCTGTTTGTTTGAGCAACGTTGCCAACAATTATGTCCTCCAAGGTCTGGACGTTTTATACATATCTCTCGAATTGCCACCAGAGATGGTATTTTTGCGTCAATCGTACATAATGACAGCGTCATCTCATAGAGAGTGGAAATCGAGAATTTTTGAGATTGCTAAGAAGATGTCACATTTCAAAGAACTCGGTGCTGGCGATTTTAGAATAATTCGCTTACCGGGCGGTAGCAATTGTAATCAGTTTAGAGGTTATATCAAACAGTATGAAATCGAACACGGGAAACCACCTGATGTATTAATTATTGACTACATGGATTTGATGTCCCCAATCTCTAAGATGCATGCCCAACGTGGGCTTTCTGAAGAAGACAAGGCAAAGTCCGAAGACATTTATGAACTGCTTCATGCATATGACATGATTGGTTGGACAGCATCACAGCAGAATAGAGATGCTTTGAAAATGAATGAACCAAATCAATCCGTCATCGCTGGCGGTCTGTCAAAAATCAACATATGTGATAACTGGTTGTCTGTTTATATGTCTAGTGAAATGCGACTAGAAGGTGAAATGCTGACCTACGCCTTTAAAACTAGATGGTCTGATGGTGCAGGTAAGAAGGCATTGTTGGCATATGATTCGGAAACTCTAAGGATTTCTGATCACGGTTCGCCTAACAAATACGAAGACCTTCTTACTAAAATAAAGAAAAAGACGGAAGAAAAAACAGATAACGGTTCTAGTATGTTAGAAAAGCTTGTAGAGAAAGGTTACATTTCTCCTCCGTCTAAAGAACGAACACAAGAAGACGAAATGGTGGAGAACCAGTTGGATGTGTTGAAACATCAACTAGTTGATTTCAAGGGAGAAGATTCAGAAGAAGCCTATCAATTGAAAAAAGAAATAGATGACGAGCTGGATTTGTTGGATTTTAGGAACGCAATTTGAGGAGAAAAGTATGAGTAAGATAAAGATATCTAAAACACATTATTGGAAAACAGAAAATGGTCGGGTCATAAACCTAGATGACTTGCCCGGTAGCGTCAAACAACATATTGAAATTTTTGATGCAATTAGAAAAGATCTGACAGATATAAAATATCAGGAACAGGTATATTCCCTCGCCCTCGCCACAAAGAAACAGCAGATAGAACAAATCATTGCTGCAATGATAAATGCACATACAAAGCAGGAAGAACAGACAAGAAATGTAGATATAAACGGTAACTTTTCTGGATCTGACGAACAGTAACAACATAAATAGTCATTGAAACGAAACCAAGTATATCTGTGATTAGTGATTTTGACCAAACAAGTGGAGATCTTACGGAAAAAGAAGATGCTCCTACCATCAAAAAGGTGAAAGAGAAACGGGGGCACGCCTTAGAAAAATTCTTTAACGTCCCAGAAGAGAGTACGGAGATGGAACGAGTCCTTGTCTCTTACCCCCTTAAGAAATCTGGGGATTATGACGATAAAGACTCCGAGATAGAGAAAGAATTTCATGATGTTTTCAGAAGAGCCATGGAAGGATACGAATCTTTATCTGATATATTAGACAAGGTGGAACCTAAGTACAGAGCAAGAATTGCTGAAGTCGCAGCAACATACCTCAACACTGCTTTGAATGCTTCTACAAAGAGGGCCGGACAAAAAGAATCAATTCATAAAATAAAACAGAAACAACAAGAAATAGACAAGAAAGCATCGGGATCTAGAACTACAAACAATATTGTCTTTAACGGTGATCGAAACGAGTTTTTGAAATTTCTTCGTGGCGACAAAGAAGAAAGAGAACCCATCGACATAACACCAGACCCAGACAGTAACGATTGATTTTATAAACTCAAGACTTTAGTATATTCCAGATTATAGGAGAACGTAGTACCATGAGCAAAAGATTTGAAAATACGGAAGACTTTATTGCAAAGTATAAAGTAGCACACACCAACAAATTGAAGTTAGAAGAATTTGCTTGGTTAATGGGAATAAAACCAAAAAGTGTCGCAAGACGAAAGCTTTCAGTAAAGCATCATTCTGGTTTCGAACTACCAGAACTTTCTCGCTATGAGCCCAATGTTAAAAAGTCTCATGCAATGAGACCGAGTGATGAAGACATCAACAATTATGAAGTAGGTTTGGCCAAAATACAAAAAACCCAAGGCAAATTTGTCATGGAAGTTCACGAAAATGTGAATAAGAAAAAGAAAGCTACTTACATAGTCACTTCGGCCCAGAACGCAACACCGGTTCATGAAAATTTTCTTAAGTGTCTCGAAAATTACGCACAAATTAACGATGCACAAATTATGGTCATCCCGTATCGATATAGAAATCCTACATCGATATGGAATTTCAACAACACCGACCATGAATGGTGGGATTCGAAGCTAAAAAACTACACACTTGAAAATCATATAAAGCTAAATGATCATCTTCGTGTTATGGCACAGATTTCAATTCAGCCCACGGCAACCAGACCGTTGTCCGGATTCGATCATGTGACCGGTCAGGATTCTGCCATATTCGGACACCCCTCTATCGAACAAAAAACGATTCCGACTCCAGCACAGAAGCTTCCTAAGATATTGACAAGCACTGGTGCTGTTACCACACCAAACTATACAGACTCCAAAGCAGGGCACAAAGGGGAGTTTAATCACTGTTTAGCTGCGGTAGTAGTAGAAATAGAGGGCGATCGTTTTTACATTCGGCATGTCCACGGTGACCGGCATACCGGAGCGTTCTATGACAAGGATACCCTTTACACTATCGAAGGCGCTGAGAACGGCCACAGGGTCGCTGCTCTGGTGACCGGTGATATCCATGCAGAGTTTCATGATCCTTCTGTGGAAGCCGCCACATATACAGACAAAAACTCGATTATGAACGTTTTAAATCCCGAAGTGTGGGTTCTTCATGATCTTGAGGATTTTTATCGCAGAAATCACCACCACCGAGGCAACGACATCATTGCTTTTGGGAAACATCATTATGGAAGGAACAATGTAGAAGACGGTTTGCAGATTTCCGCAGATTTTGTTGATCGACATTCCAGAAAAAATATGGTTAATTTGATAGTAAAATCCAATCATGATGAAGCGCTTGATAGATGGCTGGGGGAAGCTGATCCTAAATCCGATCCGGAGAATGCCGTTCTGTATCACTACCTAAAGTATCACCAGTACAAGAGTGTACGGATGAGCCGAACCGGTTTTAAAAGTTTTGATCCTTTCAAGTTTTGGTGCGAAAACCCGGAGTCCCGTCCCGGTTTGCGAAATATAGAAAATACACATTTCTTGGAACGCGATGAGTCTTTCGTTATTGCTGGGATCGAGATCGGGTTCCATGGGGACAAGGGTCCCAATGGTGCAAGAGGTAGTATTAATAACTTTTCCAAAATCGGGCCAAAGACGATCATAGGTCACAGTCACTCTCCGGGAATTTTTCATGGGACATATCAGGTTGGGGTCAGTGCTTATACAGACCTAGAATATGCTTCCGGTCCAAGCAGTTGGATGCAAACCCACTGTGTAGTTTATCCAGACGGTTCAAGAACTCTAATTCATATTGTAAAGGGTAAGTGGACGTTCTAATGGGTCACCCGGCTATAAAGAGGATAAGGGAGATTGTGGGGGGGGGGGAGTCGAATGTGGAAGCGATGTTGCAGATTTCCTCCGCTCTTACATGAATATAAATCCTTCACCTCTACAGATTAGGATATTGCATCATTTGTCGAAAAACAATATGAGTGGGGTTGCAGGGCCGAGGGCATCAGGCATTACTACCGCAGTACTAGGACATTTGCTATATAATTTTGTCGATAAAAACCATCAAACAATTGTGCTAATGGCCAACAACATGCAATCGGCGAAACACAATTTAACAATTTTCAGAGATATGATGTTGTCGATTAACCATCAATATATTGATATCAATACGAACATCAAATGCACCAAATGGGGACTAAAACTAATTAACGGTTCTAGGGTAATGGCTACAAACACGGTGCGTTCTTTCGAGGGAGCACACATTACACATTTGTTTGTAGACGACTTCTACAAGTATAATTATAGAGACGGTTCAGAACTTTTAGATTGTATATACCCTGTGATGGCACGTAACAATGGTCAAATTATTTTAGGGTCAACGGGTGGTACGGTTCCTGTGAGCAGTAATATATTCCCTACATTACAAGTGTAACCCGTTTTTTCATATTATACTATTTCTCGTAAATATCTTTAGAGATGATATAGATGTGAAAACGGTGATAACCCTATAACTATATAAGTGTGCAGCCGACCCAAATTATTTCATCGAGCGTCTCGCAGCAGGAATCCCCTCACTTTAGGGAGGGGGGGGGGGTGTCGAGACAAGTTGTTTGTCCCGTAACGAAGGGGATTTGTTTGAGGAAATGTGGAACAATGGGTTGAGTGAAGGTTCTCCAATGAATTCTATAAAGATCTCTTGGGACACCGTCCCATATAGAGACGAAGAGTTTAAACGACGCACGATTGACGCTATAGGCTTAGACCAGTGGAATAAAGAGTATGAGTTTTGGGTGTAGAGCATGGCTATAAGAAACTGGTAACTTTTGTGGATCGTAGATGGTCTACTGGAGATTTGTATACACAAATAGTTTCATTTTATCTAAGTCAATTGAACCGGATTATTATTTCTGCAAAAACGACATACGCCTACACAAATTCAATCTGAGAAACTCCCCATCTGAAATAAACAAAGATTGTTCCATAAACGAGGCAGCAATGGCTTTGGGGTATTTAAAAATTTGGGATTGCGGTAAATTAAAATTCGAAAAAGTGTTGTTGCCAAGGTCATAGAATTTATATAGAACTAAATAATTGAGATGACTTGTCCCATTTGTTTATGAGTAGAAGAAGTAACCCAAGACTTAAAAAAGCTTTCTCCGAGCAGTCCTATACAGTAGAACAAGCACAAGAGTTAATGAAATGTGCCAGAGACCCGGTTTATTTCATTACAAACTATGTGTTTATCAAACACCCGGTTAGGGGACAGATCAAGTTCTCCATGTATGATTATCAACAAAATATGGTCAGACAATTTGAAAAGAATAGATACAATATTGTTCTAGCATCTAGACAGGTTGGTAAGACTGAAACATCTGCGGCATATCTACTCTGGTACGCCCTATTCAACGAAGAGAAGATGGTGTTGATTCTTTCCAATAAATCCGATGGCGCTAAAGAGATTATATCCAAGATTCAAAACGCTTATGAAGAATTGCCACATTGGCTGAAGCCGGGGATCGATGATGATTCTTGGAATAAGCATGAATGTAGGTTTGACAACAAGTCTAGAATTCTTGCTGGTGCCACTTCTGCCGATTCTGCCCGTGGTCTTGCTATCAGTCTTTTGTATCTTGACGAGTTCGCATTTGTAAAGACACACTTACAGGAAGAGTTCTGGACTTCGGTTTTACCAACTCTATCTTGTTTGTCGGGTGATACTTTAATCTTTACACAAGACGGTTTGAAAGAAATAGAAGAATTCCACAAGGAAAAAAATGTGGGAGACTATTTTGAGATAAAAGGCTTGGCCACATGGGGGATCGGTGGAAGAGAACGTGTTTCCCATGGTTATGTTAGTCCGGAATCTGAAACCCAAATCATTACAAATCTTTGGGGGATGGAGGTGGAAGCCACGCTCAAACACCCGTTTTGGGTTGCTGGGCCGGATGGTCCATTCATGAAACCCAATCAAGAATTATCAGAAAAAGACTATATTCGTGTAGATTCTGGAATGAACATGTGGGGTAATAACACATTGAAACCAGAGCATGCATATATGCTAGGTGGTTATATTGCAGAGGGTTGGACGCAGAAGAAACACACAACAGGTAAAGCATACAGTATTCTGGTCTCGAATACAGATGACGAATTCAGAGATGTATATTTAAACTCTAATTTGATAAAGGAATTTACACAACATAGTCAAGAATCTCATAAGTTGGTTTGTAGTTCTCTAGAGTTGGTAGAAACTTTTGAGAGTTGGGGCGTTGACGTATACGCGAAATGTTACGAGAAAACCACCCCAAAGACTATTTTTACTAGTTCTAAAGATACCGTAACAAACTATTTAGCAGGACTTTTCGATGGAGACGGCTCCATTACAGATCGTTCTATAAACTTAACAAGCACCAGCAAGAAGTTGCTAAAAGAAACACAATTATTACTATTGAATATGGGAATCATCAGTAGAGTATATATTAATGATGGTACTAAAAAGAGGCCAAGAAGAATCGCCAAAAACAACAGTGTTACTCAAACCTGTAGAGACTCGTATTCTCTCAATATACCGTTGTCGCAGTATGAGTTGTTTAAACAAAACATACCCATACGAATACAAAGAAAAATCGATAAACTAAATCACATCATTTCAAATAGAAAGCAAGATGACTACAAACAGTTCACAATCCCTTGTGATGTTATTACACCAACAATAAGAAAGATTTTGAAAGAATGCAATCTTACGATAGGAAGAGCGAGAACCGAGTATAACATTCGCTTGGATAAAATACTGGACGGGAAATCTGGTAGAGTCTGTACCAACCAAAAATTTAATCTATTTTCCGATATGGTGAAAAAAGAAAATAGTGTTGTTTGGGAAAAACATAAATCATTTTGGGATGGATATTTGGTGAAAACCTCATGGGTGAAAATAAAAAAAATGACTCCGTCTTATCAGAAAAAGACCTATGATTTTACTGTTCCCGGATCACATTCATTTTTACAGTCCGGGTTCATGGGGTCAAATACAGGTGGTTCATGTATCATTTCAAGCACCCCAAATGGCAACAGCAATCGATTTGCACAAATGTGGAGAGAGGCAAACAATGATGGGGAATTTGTTCCTACACATGTTCCGTGGAACGCTCCTCCGGGTCGAGATGAAGATTTCAAAAAGCAACAGATTAGCATCCTTGGAAAAAGAAAATGGCTTCAAGAGTATGAGTGTTGTCATGGAGATACATTAATTGAGCTTTCTAATTCAGATGGTACTAGGTTTGTCAAGGTGCCAATTTGCATGGCTTACGAGGCATTGGAACGGGACGTTGATATATTTGACATGAATCCCGGAATTCTTACAGGAAAGTATGTAGTTTCCCCACTAGACGGGAAAAAATATTGTAGATGTAACGGCCAATTTTTTAAACATATAAAAAGCTACGGTTATTGTTCGTATCAAGATTTTTTTGAATCATTATTTCCGGCCCACATAAAGTATTGCGGTTGTGGTAATAGGGCCAGTTTCAAGAATGCATCAATGTCGTACTATAGTGGATGTGGCGAAATATTCTGTAGGAATAGAAATATATCATCTAGGAAGAAAAAGTTCACGAAAAAAGACTGGCAGGTTGTCGCAGACCGGTATAGAAAAACAATGTCTAAAAAAGAACCAGATGAAATAAGAGAGATTATAGAGCGAAGAACGAAAAATGGACACGCGAATTGCAGCTACAAAAAATCGGTAACCAAGAGGCGAAAAACCTGTACTGAACGCCATGGTAGTTCCGTTTATAATAATCCTAGCAAAATATCTTATACCAAGAAAAATTGGACAAAAGAAAAAAAGGAAGAATTTTTGTCAAGACTCAAGGAGTCTCTCGGCGGGAGATGGTTGAATGACTATCATGACGAAAAAATGTATAAAAGACGGAGAAAAACTTTAGAAGAAAGTGGGAGTGTTGTCCCAATAGAAGCATTATCCGAGTGGGAGTTGTATCGAAATGAAGTTCGAAATCTCACAAAAAGGAATTACAGAAAATTCAAAAAGATTATTAATCCAAATAATTTGCCTAGAGGAAACGGAAGAGGCAAATATCATCTCGATCATATAATTCCCGTTTTATACGGTTTTTTGAATGATGTCCCTGTAGAAGAAATGGCCGGTGTGGATAACTTACAAATGTTGTTGGATAAAGATAACAGGAAGAAATCGTATAAGTACGAGGGGGTATACGATGGTCAAGAATGATAAGGGATGGAAGATACTCGCGAAAAACGGATTCGAATCTTTTGCCGGTATAGCCAATCAGGGTAAGAAGGAAATATTGGAAATTCGGTTTACAGACAAAACTTCGGTTAAGGTTTCGCTCGACCATGTACTGTTTAGCTTAGATTGTGAAGAAGTGTCGGCTAAAACTATAGTTTCAGGGGATAAAGTTCTTTCCACTGACCCAAAACACCCAAAAACTGTTCAGGATGTTTTCGAAATAGATGGTGCAGAAACTTTTGATATTATAGAAACTGAAAGCAATACATATTTTTCAAACGGAATATTGAGTCATAACTGCCACTTTCTTTCATCAGACGTAACGTTGATTGACAACTTTGCACTCACCCAAATAGAGAAAAAGCTCGACGATTTATACAAGTCCAATGGTGGTGAGCCTATTATTGAAATGACGGTGGCTGACGTAGATTTTTTCAAAAAGCCCAAGAAGTCTCTCGCTTATATTGTCAGTGTTGACGTAAGTACGGGGTCTGGTAAGGACTATTCTGTAATACAAATAACCGAGTTCCCTACAATGCAGCAAGTTGGTCAGTTTAGGTCTAATCAGACTTCGGAAAAGTTTTTGTATTCAAAGTTGAAGAATATACTATTGTTCTTGGAACAGAACAGTAAAGAGGTATATTTTTCCGTAGAAAACAACGGTGTGGGGTCTAGCATTTTAGCGATGTATGAATTCGATGATAGGCCGCCGACTAAGTCATATTTGATATCAGATTCCATAGGGAACAGGTTGGGTATAACAATGTCAGAGCAGGTAAAAAGGCGCACTGCATTGAAACTAAAATCCATGGTGGAGACTGAAGCCTACAAAATTCTTTGTCCTGTTTTAATTAACGAATTCAAAAATTACACAAGACAGGGCGCAACTTTCAAAGCTGAAGCAGGTGCGACGGATGACATCATTGCTTCTTTGTTGATCATGGTTCGAATTTTAGAAGAAATGGCAGATTTCAACCCATACGCATATGAGAAAGTTTATAACGCGAAGGGATATGATGATAAACAGGATGAATGGGAAGAAACTTTTGTAGAAAACCCGAATAGTCTGGATGATGCACCAATGCCTATTGTATTTTGATAAATAGAAAAGACCCCAACCGAATATTATGAAACTGAAATCCCTTTTCGAAAGAACCATGAATTCTTTAGTCACTGTCACTCGTCAAAATTTTGGAGGTGGTAGGGATGATCGGTCGCACGTGGTCCAGATAAATAATGTTAGGTATATACCGTCTGTTCAACAGGGGTGGCTTGAGGTCCGATGCGATACTACAAGTACCAACAGTGGAAACACTTACGAAACAGTTATTCGGTTTGATGGTGTTAAGTATATCGGAAAAGAAGAATTTAATTCTTCGGTAAATGATCCTTCAATGCAGGTGGTTGATTTAACTGGAACGGATGGAAATTTGTATTATGCTAGATATGACAATGCCAGATCGTTGGATGTTCAAGTAAGGTGTACTTGCGAGGATTTTAGATGGAGGTTTGCTCCATACAACCATGGCGATGGTAGTTTGCATGGAAACCCACCACCCGTGTACAGTAAGAAAACTAATAGACCTCCCGTTAATCCAACACGAAGTCCGGGCGTCTGTAAACATTTAAGAAAGCTAAAGACCGTATTAGAAAGAGAAGATTTTTTCAAATTGTTGTTGAATTAAAAGTTTTAAGACTCTAAACTGCAACAATGAAAAAAGAGGCACATGGGGTGCCTACAAGAACGATCCAAAAGATCAACAAGAAAGCAAAGCTAAGAACCTAAAGGAGAAAAAGCATGCCTAAGAAATCAATGAAAGAAATTCGAGCACTCGCCAAGAAAAAAGTGTCTGGTGAAGAACGCAATACCAAACGCTACAATCCAGACGTATACCCGTTTTGGAAGATGAACGAGGGTGAAGTAGCAACAGTAAGATTCCTCCCGGACAAGAATACAGACAATGATTTTCCTCTAGTAGAAAGATTAGACAACTGGCTTACCATAGACGGTAAGAAGAGAAGAATCACAAGCCCCAAAACATTCGACCCCAAAGCGAGATGTCCTATTGCGGAACTATCCGCAAAGTACTATGATGCGGGAGACGAAGAGAATGGCAAATATTACTACAGAAGTGCAACACATTTAGCTAGAGCATTGGTAATTTCTGACCCTCTTCCACCCGATCCAGAAACCGGCGAAACTTATAAAGGTAAGGTTGTCACCCTACAGTTGGGTTATCAGCTTTACACCAAGTTTATGGAAGACCTTGGAAACGTTTTCGATGATGATGATGCTCTACCATGGGATTTAGAAGAAGGTTTTAATTTCAATCTTAAGAAAATCACCAACAAAGGCGGACAGGCCAAGTGGGACTCTTCTTCCTACTTCGACCGCAAACCTTCCCCTATTCCGGACGAATATCTTGAGAACATAGAATTGATCGACTTGCGGGAACTCCTAGGAGAGCCCACTACTTATGATGAAGTGAACGAACTCCTAGCCCAGCACCTAAAAGGTTCTGTGGATAAAGATGGGGATGACGATCTAGACAAGAAGAGGGTTGGTACACAGAATTCCGAAAAGTCTTCTAAGAGGGCAGCAGCCCTAGCTAGGTTGAAGGGAGAAGATGTGTCTGAAGGAGAAGGGTTCGATGATGTTCCCGACTTTGATGATAGCACTGGATCTTCGGACGATGGTGACGACAGAACAGAGGCTGCTGATGACGATGACGGTGACGATCTAAGTGATCTTCAAAACTTGATTCGGAATAGAAGAAAGTCTGCTTGAGTTTCAACCATCAAATAGATTGTTAAAATCGGACCAAGCCTATATCCTAGATATAGGCTTTTCCTTTATCAAAAAACTAAGGAGATAATAATGAGTAAAAGCAAATTTATGAAATCGATGGACGCCCGTGGAAAGCTTGACGGGGTTAATGTTCATTCGGCACCACCCCGCCTTTGGCTGAGTACGGGAAATTGTGCAGTGAACAAGGTCATATCGGGAAAATTTTATAGAGGATACGCTGGAGGAAGACTAGCTATGATCACAGGTCCATCTGATTCGGGAAAGAGTTTTCTTGCAATGTCTGCTGCGGTACAGGCACAAAAAAATGGATACGGCGTGTTCATTGTGGATAGTGAAAACGCCATAGACGACAACTACATGGAAGCCGTTGGATTGGATCTAGAAGACGAGTTGTTGATGTACAACAGTGTCAATTCCTTAGAATCTGGGAAAAAGTTGATCTCTGAATTCATTCAAGAATACAGGGCTAACAAAGAAGACCTTCCTCCGTTCCTTCTTTTGATTGATAGCTTAGATGAGCTAAGAACAAAAGCCCATGTTGAAAAAGAAGAAAAGGGTGTAATACACAATGATCAAGGCCAGAAGGCCAAACAATTGAAACAATTGGGTGGTGATATAATGCATGAGATTCGAGATCTTGATATTTTTTGCGTTGCCACTAAGCAACCATACCAAAATCAAGATCTTATCATGAAGAAGGTTGATCCGTATATCATAACTGAGTCTATGAAGTTTCCATTTTCTCAGATTGTTATGTTAACAAATCGTCGAGTCAAGGATGCAAAGACCAAGACTGTTGAGGGTATTGCTTTGAACGTACTGGGGTATAAAACTCGTTTTGCTAAGCCTCGTCAGAAGGTGACGATTGAAGTACCATACGATACGGGCATTGATCCGTACAACGGTTTGTTGGACATAGCGGAGAGCTTGGGGGTAATTTCTAAATCTGGGGCATGGTATTCATATAAAGATGATAAGTTTCAAACCAAATCGGCAGATGAAGAAACCCTAAATAAAATATTACAAGACCTCATCGAATTAGATGATAATGGTGATCATTTTATTGATACATTGAACGAAGAGGAGTCAGATGACTAAAAGCTTAAAAGATGTTATTTTGGAGCGCGACCGTGTATACGCTGATAGTGTTAGAAAAATCTCTCTACTTTTTGTAGAGAGATTGTTTTCTGCAATCGAAGTTGTATTGTTTAATGGGCATGATGTTGATATGATCATGGGAGATATCAACATAGTACCACAAAATTTAAACTATGTCACCCTAGTGATGCTCGTGACAATCAACACAAACACACAGGAACAAAAGAAAACGCGGGTAGCCAACACGCTAGCATTTCCCATCCCTATTGACATTCTAGAAAAAGGAACAGTAACTGATATTATTGAGTATCTAGAAGCTCTTAAAAATGATGTAGAGGCAACGAGTAAGCCCGTACCATCTGAAATGAAAGAAGTGGGGGTACGCCAAAAAATTGTTGATAGGGTCAATTATAGGGATATAGACGGAGAAGAACTTCAGTTGGACGACATACAAAAAGAGTTAATAAAATTCACACAAGTTACCGAAATAAAACATTGAGATTATTATGCAGAAGAAACAGATAGTATTAACAGCCAAAGAAGCTGAAAATTTTTTGAGTTTATTGGATGAATATGAAGACCGTCTTTCTGGGTGGAAAAAAAATGTTTCTTTGGACAATAAAAACATTCAGATGGTTAATATAGAACAAGTCGCTTGGATAGCCTACTATGACGAAATCAAGGTGGAATTGAAACATTATCTTGATGATCTAGATCGAAGATTGAAAAGACAGAAGGCTATAGCTATTAAAGTAATATATGATACCATGCAAAAGTCTATCACTGATCGAATGGTAGACAAATTAGCAGAAGAGAATAAAGATTACGAAAACATATATGCGCTATACTTAGAATTTAAAAATTTGTATGAACGAGCAGACATGATTGTAAATGCTTTTCAACAAAGGGCGTATGCGATAAACAACATCGTAAAAATTCGAGAAAAAGAACTTCAGGGTATTACACTTCATATATGAGTAAGAAAATAGCAACCGTCCGTCTTATAAATGAGGTTCAAGCCGCAATCAACGGAGTATCACCCCGTGAGTGTAAGGAACTGAGTGACGAGTTTTCGTTTTTTGCGAACAATTATTTCTTTAATCCTGAGTTTCAACTAGAACGTTGGGACGGAAAGACCAAATTTTTTACACCCGGTGGTGTTACTTATATTGAAATGCTCCCAGATGTTCTATTTGAACTTAAGGACATGGGGTATTCGATAAAGCTTAAGGACGAAAGAAAACCTTTTGATCTTGTTGTAGAAAAAATAGGAAAAGATTATTTTAGCGAGTATGGTTGGACCATTGCTGACCATCAATTGAAAGCAATTAATGCAGTAACTGAAAATAACCACAAAGGGATAATAAAGGTGGGGACCGGTGGTGGGAAAACTCTTATTACTGCGGTACTGGCCGATTTGTATAGGAATAAAGGTAAAAGAATTATCATAATTGTACCAAACAAAGACTTGATTGAACAAACAAAAGAAGAAATTGAACAATTTGGTATAGAGGTAGGCGCTTATTACCAGAAGGAAAAGAATCTGGGGCCAGCGATTGTTGTTTCTACATGGCAGTCTTTAGGAAGAAATCCACGCATATTGCACGACTTTGACGGTTTCATGGTTGATGAAGCCCATGGTATAAAAGCTAATGTTTTACAGAATCTTCTTTGTGGTGACACTGGAAAAAACATGCCAATACGAATAGGTCTTACTGGAACATTACCAGATCACGATACGGACAAATTGACCGTTTTTTGTGCGTTGGGGCAAGTTGTTTCGGAGGTTCGTTCAGAGCAATTGATTTCAGAAGGATGGCTGGCTAAACTAAATTTGACAATGTTGGGGTTCAAGGAAGATTTCAAGGAAGAGTATGAACAGTTTAAAAATCAGTTCAAAGATGATCCAAAATTGAAAGATGTTGCGTATGCGGAGTTTAAGAGAAAATATCTTTTCCCGGAATACCAGAACGAAAAAAGTTACCTCATACACAACTCGGATCGTATGGAAACTTTGGCATTGATGATTCAAAAGACAACAGAAAAGTATGGCAATTCTTTTGTCTTAGTTAATTCTGTAGATTTTGGTAAAAAACTCTCAAAATTGATTGGTGATAATGCTATATTTATCAGTTCTTCTATTAAAGACAGAAAGCCCATTTACAAAAGTTTCGACGAGAGTAATGGAATAGTCGGTATTGCTACTTTCAATCTCGCTAGTACCGGATTGAATATCCCTAGACTTTTTAACGTGTTTGTTGTTGACGGAGGAAAATCGTCGGT